ACGATGACCATCACTACTGGGTAAACACACTTGGCGCCAACCGCGTCAACCGTGTAGGATCGTCCATCGTTCTCATGATGGGTGATAAGGCCTCAGCTTCTGTCCCGATGTATTTGTTTACTGAAGGACGCGGGATCATGATGAATGCTGAACGGACACCGAAAACGTTTCGCGAACTGAAGCAATCTCTATGGGCAAAAGAGTCGTCCATGAGAAGCAAAGGGGAAGGAGTTTCCCTTGCTGACGCACCAACAACAGTGCGCCATGCAGCCATACTGAGTTTCTTATCCGATCTCGAGGCCGACACCCTACTTGGTGAGGCCCTAACAGATATGCAAGCTAGTTTCGACCGACACGCCCGAGCTCAGGACTTTATCAGTCCGGGCTGCTGGGTGCGGATCCATAAGGGCAAAGCAGCCGTGGCTTCCGTGTGCGTCGTTTCCTCCCTACTACTACTCTTCGTAGTCATGTGGGGCATTATGGACCGGGCCTTGGGCTATACAATGGGCGTGACCTTGGGGTCATACCTTTTGTTGGCCTATTTGCTGGCTATGATTGTAATCATGTTGCACGCTTGCGACATGTTGCAATGCTTTTACCGGCACAGCCCCATCAGTTCACCCCCCGAGACCGGGCCTCCGCCCTCTTCACACGACTCTCCGGACACCCCGTTTGATTACGGGCCCCTCCAGAGAGGTCTACCCGGCTCAAGGGTAGGGTACATTTCTATATCCGACAATCCGGTTTTCACCGACAAGGACAAAGTGTACCTATGGAAGAGCAAACCGAAACGTTCAGCATTGGCCGAAAAAATCCCCCCCAAGGAGGAGGCGCCCTCGCCCGGCGTCAGAGTGACTAACCATCTCCCGGTCCAACCAGAAATGGACCGACACCTTCTCGACCCAAACCCCGAGACTACTCCTCTGCTTGAGGCTCTCACTGAACGAACGACTGGAGTTCACCCAGACCATGTAATATTGGACATCTGGCCCGAACACGAGTCGTGCTCTGACAGTGAGGGAGCCGAGGCTGCTCGGGTGGGTCCGCCAGAAGGGTGCGCAAACCAAGAGAACACCCACGATGACACAGCTGCCGTGCGTTTCTCAGCCGCTTTCGCCAGGGCACTCTCCGTCGGCAATCCCACAGACATGGAGTTAATACCCTTAGCGTTGGAGGCTACCTCCAAAAACCCAAAACCACCAACCCGGCCAACCCTCAGCGCTCCCGGAGTTTTCGACGATTCATGGTTTAACATGGCGCGTCGCTACAGGTGGTATGGCACCGACCGTCTAGACGACGGCGGTGCCATTGTTTCAACACCAACCGCTGCAGACGGTTGGTTTCGGTTCGACGGGATCGAATCCACCAGGGAGGCCCCTTTCGAGGCGGTCCCTGGCGTGGAGTTACAAGAGTACAAGGACATGCAACTATTCAAACGGACACCGGAAGGTTCCGAACATGGATATGTCAAGGGTGGGGAATCAGCGCAGAGCTTCTACGCTATAGGTCCGTGTTACGCACGCCTTATCCCCTCCGTCTTCCTAAACTCTAAAAACAACGAACGTGTCGCGTTGGTTACGCGGCACCTGCTCAAGCCACCCGGCAAAGTACAAGGCTGGGCTGCTTGCAAATCCATCATCGATGAGATGGTAGAGTTCAGGCGTCAGTATTACCAACCAGTCACCCGTAGAGAGTGGTTGCAATCTTTCGCCACAGCGCGCAAAAACAAGTACCTGCGCGCACTCAACACAAGTCCCGGCCTCGCCGGGGCCCTTCAAAAGAAATCGCATCGAGTTAAATTCTTTATAAAGAAAGAACTCGGTGTCCCAAAACCCCAAGGTGACAACAGGGCAGAAAAGCCTCGGGGAATACAGGGAGCCACACGTGAAGTAATGAACGTGGCTGGCGGACCCTTCTTTAAAGGGATAAGTAAGGCGGCAAGCAAACCCTACACCGATGTCGATCTTACCAAACCCACCGTGGCTTCTGACTGGCCGGACTACTCTTACGCGTCCGGAAGCAGTGCCATCAGGGCTGGGCGTTGGTACACAGATCACATAGAAGATGGCTGGCACCAGTTGGAGGATGATTTCTCCCGGTACGACAGCACGCAGGGCAAGGGATGCCACCTTACCGAAAGGGCCCTCTACGGACCCTTCAACCCTGACGACTACGCACGCCGGTGCCTGGTCGAACAGGAGGCCACAGATGGACGTGGCACTTGGCACAAGTATAAAGTGCCTCACACCCGCAAGTCAGGGTCGCAAAACACCAGTATTGGTAATAGCGACCTAAATCACGTCGCCCACCGTCGGGCCGCAGACATGTACGGTGTGAAATATGGCTGCAAAGTCATCCTTCACGACCTCATCCTTGGGGACGACAACGTCCTAATGGTCAAAGTGGAGGGGAGGGAATGGAAGCAACAGGAGTTCATCGACTTCTGCATTCACTTCTTGCACGATGAGTTGGGGCTCATCGCAAAAATGGTCGGAGGACACGTGACTTTCTGTTCCGCAGAGTTCGTGCCGGCCGCGGTCAATGGTAAGCGCCAGTACATACTGGTGCCCCAGCTTGACCGTTTCCTCTGCAAGTTCGGTTTCACTAGCCGGATGAGCAACCTCAGTGGAGATGAACTCAGGGCCGACAACTTGGCTCGCCTCAAAGGCAACATGTTGTCAACCACAGCCGCCCGAGTCCTCCCCATATTACGAGTCTACTATGAATTCTACGTCAATCTCGACGTTGAAGCAGTTGACAAAGTAGTGTGGGATGGAGCACTGATACACGCCTCGAAAGACCAAATCGAGGCGACGGCCGAGACGGGCCAATGGTACGCCGCCAGGTATGGGCTGGATTCTAGTCGCATTGCAGCCATCGAGAACCTGGTAAAAAGCCACCTCCAGGACACTGGGGGCCAGGCTAGTGCGTGGGCACACCCCCTCATGGACGAGGCTCTTTTGAGCTGGCGTTCGTGAGGGGTCCCAACCGCGAGATGCTGACGTTGAACACCAGTAAATACCCTTTTGCGAGGGGCGCGGGATAATCAGCAGCGGTGAAAACTTAAAAAGACATCACCACAAATTCAACTTTCTAGCCGTTCAATGAACCGCAGACAAAGACGCAAACAAGCACAAGAAGCCCAGGCTAACAAACGCCTGGCTCGATTCCAACGAAGGCAAGCTAATCGACAAAACCGAAGCAGCCGCCGGGCACGGCGGCAGCAAGGACGTTCAAACATGAGAGCACTCAGACACGGAGTGTCCATCAATTCCCTGATGGACCCACCTCCCCCTCAAGAAGTGCACCTGGCTCAGGCTACTCAAGTAGCCAAACTCGCCGAGATGGTAGCAGACCCTTGCAACTCCGAATTAATCCCCGGGTTGTACGGTAGCTCCTCTGGCATGTTGGCCAGGACCAAACGTTCCGTTCTGTTGCCCACGGCGGCAACGGACACGGCCGGTTACATCCTCTGGGACCCAGACTACACAACAGCCCCACCAGATGACCCCTTACTGTTCCCGAAGACCGGGAACTTCGTCATCTGGCACGCGGCCGACAGTAGTCAACGTCCAACGAATTCAACGACCGAACCCTACGGGTCGTTCTTCGCCGGTAACACAGCTACCTTTCAACCCGACCCTTCGCACCCCCTACTAGCAACCACGCTTGTAGCCGACATGCGGACCCTCGGGGCATGCTTGCAACTCACCTACACAGGTACGCTTCTCAACAGCGCAGGTGAGATTGCCGTGATCACTAACCTCCCAGCCCAGGAACTCCTGACTGGCGGGGCTGGCAGTACTCCACTGACAGTGGATGAACTGTTTGCCTATTCCCCCCACAAAGGCAGATTCACACCGGAAACCCATGAGGTAAAGTTCAAACCCAGAACTAGCAGTTCCCCTATCTATCGTAACGAGCAACAGAATATGATGCAACACAACGATGGTCAGGTCACTGCCATCCCGTTTTCCACACGAGGCTTTGCACCACAAGTGCTCGGCTTCGCTTGGAGAGGAATGACCCCGGGCTCCTCGCTCACCTACGATGTACTCAAGAACGTAGAGTGGCGAGCTGAAGCCTCCGCCGGCATTGGACAAACACCCGTACATCACTCGGGTCCGTCCAAAGCCCCCATTGTGAACCAAATATTGCAGTCCCACCCAGGTTACTCTCAGGTCTCGTCGACCGTGAGACACCAGGCTCTGCAGATCGCGAACGCTTCAGGACGAGCCCTCGGCTCGCGTGCTCAACAGGCAATCTCCGCAGCTGGTGGAGGCCTGGGGAGCTTCTTGCGTCAATCACTTATTGGTTACGCACAGACAGCTCTCGAGAGCAGCCCACTCCTACTCGGAATGGTCTGAGACTCTTACGTTTAATAGAAACCGTTGAGACTCCTGGAAAGGAGTATCGGAGATTTTCTCATAAACTGTTCACTTCGAC